ATGGTGCTCTTGGTAATATAGAAACATTATCACCAAAATTACTATCAGTTACATCTATAGAAGCACTAACCATAGAACTTGCATCTAAATCTTGTATTTCATTGGTAATTTCTAATTCGCCAAATCTAAATGAATGAGTTGAGTTTACCAACCTAACATCAATATTAATATTTGTTTCTAAATTAGTGTAAACAATAGCATCTATTTGACCATTTATTAAATCTTTTTCATCATCAAGCCAGTCTGCAGTAAAATATGGCTCAGCTTCATCATCTTCATCTAATTCTTGTTCAGGATAATATATATTATTATCGTACGGATTTGGTATTTCATAAACACCTAAATCTTCATTAGTCATACCAAAGTCGCCACGATGTACTTGTACTAATTCTAAACTTACTTTACTTAAAGATTTAGAAACATTACTAACAAAAAACACAGGATAAATAAGTTGTCCATTTTTAACAAACTCTTGTGTGTAATCAAAGCCAAAAGCAAGTTTACCACCTATAAGTTCTTCAAACCTTAAATAATCACCTGCTTCTAAGTGCATATAACTAGGAGGTAAATCTAATTTTATTGTTAAATGTTGGTTAGCATACCACATCAGTAATCTTCTTTGTAGTTTTCGTGCCGTTTCTTTATCTCTTATATACTCAGTTTCTACTTGTAATTTAGCATCTTCATTTTTAATACCATAATAACCAATATCATAAACCATATCAGGCGTTAATTCTTCAGTAAGCTCATCTAATGTTTGTACAAAATTACCATTATTATCTTCAATTCCATAAGTAGTTTCTTCAGAAAAATCATTTGCACCATAATCTTTTTTGTATTTTATGTTAATTTGATTTTTTACATCTTCTAATTTTGTAAGAGAAAAAGAATATTTAATAATTTGTGAGTTTTTTATAATCTCAAACTTACTATAATCTGTTATATTTTGTTTTAATTCAATAAATTTAAAATCCCCTTCACTATCAAATGATGGTATGTATATAGAAGACTTAAAAAGATTTTCTATAACACTTTTAGCTTCTTGTTGTTCGTTCATTGAAAAACTATTAATCCAATCATCTTTAATTATTTCCTCAGGTAAAACAACATTTTTTTCATAATCTAATTCATTTGTTAAAATATCTTGTAATATATGTTGAGCTTTTGTTATTTCAATAGTAGAACTAGTTATTATTTTTCCATTATCATACATTGAAAGATTTTGACTTTCTTCTGTTGTTAAGCTATTGGGTAACGGAACTGTTGCAACAGTAAAATCACCAACATATAAACCTATCTCATCATATAAACTAAATGTATCACCAACACTTAACCTGTGTGGATTTACAGTAAAAATTATGTTATAACTTCCTTCGTAGTTTATATTATTAACATTTGTAGTAATATTTGCTGTTCTTGTTCTTCCTATTACACTTGCATAATAATCTAAATTTATATAATCTGGCAACAGTAAATCTTGAATTGTGTATATTTGATATAAATTAGCAAAACAAGATGAAATATCTCTACTATTTCCACTTATTAATGGCTGACCCCAATTTATACTATCAAAAGCATTTGTAGAGTTAAATCCTAATATAATATTATCATATTCCATACCACCTAAATTTTCATTTTTCCATCTATGTTGTTCTTGAATAGGAGTAAAAGTATGGTGCTGATTTGGAACTTCACAATAAGTAATCCAATCTTCTGTATCACGATAATAATCCCAATTACAAGGATGATTGTCCATATCATTATAATTATCAACATTATTATCAGGTCTTGATATAAGTTGTCTTTCAACCCAAAAAGCTGTAGGCTCTGAGTGTATTGGTGCACCTATATTGCTTGTAGTATAATAATTTATTTTATAAAATATTTTTGTTACAGCAGGAAAATCTGCAACGCCTTGATTTAATTCAAACCTAACAAAAGCTCCACCTCGATTAACGTGCCTATTTATAGCGTGAATATGTATACCTGCCCAGTCAGAAGCGTCTTGAATCCAATTAGGGTTAAAATTTCTATTATCAGATGGAAAATTATAATCTTCTGTACCCCAACCTTCGCCATTATTAGCGTAAGTAGGTTCCCACCAAGTGTATAAACCATTATCAATAGCATCGTCATAGGCTATAGTAGCTTTAGAAAAATTATTATCAAATTCATCATATAAACTATCATCGTCGTCATCACTATGTACTATTGTTTCATTGTCAATATCTACACTTACATCATCGTGAAAAGATGTCTGAGAAAATCCATAAAATTTATTTGATGATGCAGGTCTAAAAGTATAGTCGTACCCATCTTCGTCATCTCCATCTTTTGATTTTGAACTTCCGTGGTCTTTTGTAAAAAAAGAAACCTTTTCTACAGGTCTATATATTCGCGTAGGTATACCTACATTTCCTTCTCCAACCAAATAATCTTCATCTTCAGTATCGTCTATAGAATACTTTTCATAGATAAAATTATTTGATTGTAGTGAAATTTTTGCTAAATTAGCTTCAATATCATACATATTTCCACCTGTTAAACTATAATCTCTTGAACCAAAATTTAAAGGAAATTCTTGCATTATAGGCATATAACCATCTTTATATATTGATACATAAGAATTTTTTGGTAACCAAGTTCCATAAAGTTCAGTATCTTCAATTTTTGGATTTAAATAATTTACACTAGATATTTTAGTCCAAGCACCCTCTATTGATATTTCCTGTTTATCTATAATTAATTGGTCAAATTTATCTAAAACTAAAGGTGATTTATCAACATATCCATACACCATAGGAAATGGTTTGCTTATATTTTTATCATAATGATTGTCACCATTTTCTATTAATTTAGATGGTATTTGAGTTTTAAGTTTCTGTTCTGTTAAATCTTCTAATGTAAGACTTAAAGATTCTGCCGACTGAGAATAACGCCTAATAGTACCAGTATAGACAAGTAAACAATCTTCTAAACTATCAAGTCCATTAGCAGCATAATATACTTGTACTACTGCGTTTAGTAAACTAGGAATATCGTCTGAAAAAACTTTGCCTCTATAAGGAGCATTTGATATAGATAGAGATACACTTGAAATAGTGTATTTATTGTTTATAATGTCTGCTTTTGAGCTTATAGAAGGACTATTAAGTAGTAAAGGGTTATACGCCTCACCACTTATGTTTGTTTCCTTAATTGATAAATTAATTACTTCTGTTGCCGAATCTAATGGCTCATCTATTTGTACACCTTTATATATTCTAACCAAAGGATATAAAGACGTTCTAGTACCATTACCTAGTGCTTGTTTAAATTTAGGAGGTAACGTCAGCATTAACCAATCCCAAAATCACTACCTCTACGGACAGCTTCTTTAATTGATTCTGCAAGTTCGCCTTCTACAAAATCTTGTGTTAAAACATTACCTGTAACGTTTACGTTTATATTTCCACTAACACCACCTTGATTCATTTGGTTAAGGGTTTCTAAACCAATAGCTTCTACTGCATTTCTATTCATCACAAACTCTCCACGTTCAGCTTCTATAATAGTTCCACCTTGTGAATGTCGTCTGCCACCTACATAACCACCGTGTTCGTAAGAGCCGTAGATTTGACTTGAGCCGCTAGATGATGAGCCTCCCATAGCTTGAATAGCTTCTTGTATTTTTAATACATTTGCTATTCCCGCAGCTATAATAGCAAACATTTTTACAGGATTATTAAGAGATTTTGAGGCTGCTGCATAAGTATCTGCAATAGCTGCAAATTGTTGTAATCTAGCACCTTCTTTAGCGTTTTTACCTGTAGAAGTTAATAGTGCAGCAGATGCTTTTAATGATTGTCCAACAAGTTTGCTTTTTGCACTTATTGACATATCTGCCCATTTCATTTCGCTATCTGCAACTTCTTCATTTGTTTTATTAAGTTTTTGTTTTAATAATATTTCTTTAATAATAGCCTTTTGTTTTTCAGCACTTAATTCTAAAAATTTACCATCTTTATCTACTACTGTTTGCATAACAGCAACTAAATCTGAATTTGTAGATATTAAACCTGTTTGTATAGAATCCATAACGGCTGAACCGCTTATATATTTATCAAAGAAATCAGAAGTAACACCTGTAAGTTCAATAAATTTATCTTTAAACTCTGCACCTTCTGCTATCATTAAAAAAGTTTGATTTATTTTTGCAATATCAGCCATTATTGGTACTCTTAGTTCTTTTAGTGCATTAAAGTGAGCTGTAAGTTCTGCTTTTTCTTTTTTTAACGCTTCAACCCTTATCATTTCAGCTTCTTTTGCTTCTCCTGATAACCTTCCAATCGTAACTTTACGATGTATATTTCCTAATTCTTCATTTATTTCATTTACTCTTTCTCCGTGTTTTATTTGCTCTGCTTTTATTTGGTCATTTATTTCACCAGCAGCCGCAACAAGTACGTTAGCATCTTTCATCAACGCATCTTTATCAATATCAGAGTAAATAGAAGATAAAGTTCCAGTAATTTCTTTGCCAAAACTAACATTTGCTATTTTTAATAAGTTGTTTCCACTAATTAATTTTTGATAAAACTTATCAAGCTCTCCCATAGCATCTTCTGTTCTTAAAGTTTTTAAAGAACCAACATATTTATCTAATTCTTCTTTAGCACTTTCTTCTTCTTCTGCCGTTTCTTTAAAAAGACCTGACATTTCAAACAAAGCAACACCCACAGTAGTTCCAATAGCTAAAAGTGCTCCTAATCCACCTGAAAGACCTAATAATGCTCTTTTTAAAACAACTACAGCTGTAGTTAAACCAACTGTAACACCTTTTGTTGCTAATTGAATTGCAGCAAATTTAGATAAAGTTTTTCCAGCTTTTATAATAGCTGTAACCATAGTAACTCCAAGTCCTACTGTTCTTAATAAAATAAAACTTGCAGTTAACGAAGCAACAGCTTCTGTCATAATTCTTATGTGTGTTGGGTTTAAAGCCTCAATAAATCGTGTAAGCCCTTGTATAAGAGGTCTAAGACCTGCGGACAATACTTCACCCAACCTTTCTCTAAAATCTCCAAAAGCCATTTCTAATTGTTTAACTTCTGAACCAGCCATTTTTCCTAATAATTTTGCTAATCCACCATACTTTTTCTCTGATTGAGTAATTATTTGGTTGATTTTTTCTTGTTTTGAAGATGAAGAATCTATTGTAATTCCATATCTTTGAAGGGCGTTTGTAGATGAGCCAAAAGATTTTGCTACTAATAATGCAGCAGAATTAAGGTCCATTTGTTGCCCTTCTGCTAAATCTAAGGTAGCTTGTGTTAAAGCTCTAGTTTGCTCAATATTAGCTCCGTATGCACCAAATTGTGCCATTACAGAATTAATACTTTCATCACCAAATCTTGTTACTTTTTGTAGAGAACTAGCGTATTGTGCTAATGGACCAGAGGCTTGAGAGCCAAATTGTAAACCTAATCTTAATACACTTTCTTCTTGTTCAGCAAATGCTTTTATATTTCTACCAATACTTGCTCCAACTAAACTAAAACCAAAAGAAGCTAACAATAATTTAGAACGCATTGTAGCAAATGTATTGTTTAACAATCTTCCTTTATTAGTAATGTCTGTAATACCTTTACCGACACCTCTAAGTGAAAAAATGTTTTTGTTTAATGCGTTTGTGTTTAGTCTTATACTATTGTTTTGTTTGCTTCTTGCTTGTATATCTTTTTTTAAGGCTTCAAAAAGTTTTTTATTTGCTTGTTCTTCTTTTTTTATTTGTAAAACATTAGCACGTCTTGCATCTTTACCTTTTATTGTTGCTATACGGTCTTTTTCTTTTTGTCTTGCAACATCTGCCGCAGTTTGCATAGCTCTTTGTTGTGCTCTAGATTCTTCAATAAGAGATGCTATGTTTTCTTTGTTTTTTTGTATTGCTTTTTCAGTAGCACGAAATTCTTTTGTTCTTTGTGCGTTTAAAGACTTAGTAACAGCTAATTTTTGTTTATTAGAAGCTATAAGTTGTTTTTCTGCTGCTGCTACTTGTTTTTCTTTTTTTTGTAATTTATCAGTAGCTTTAGTAAGTTTATCAACAGCTTTTACAAAGCCTTGTAAACCTTTTATTAATCCATTATCTTTTATGCCGACACTTATAAATATATCTTCGTTAGCCATCTATTTTCGCCTCTCGTTTTACTTTTTCGTGCATTTCTTGTTCTTTCTTAGCTAAAGCGTTTTTAATTATAAAAAAATATTGAACCCATCGTGAAGATTGGTCACCATAACTTCCTGAATATGCAGGAGTATTAGTTTCGGTACAATACACATATTTATTTAAAAGTTTTAAATATTTATCATCCCTAACCTTATTTACACAAGCAAAAAAAGGAATTTGTGATGATATACTTTTTGAAACATCAAAATTATTACCTGCTTGTTTATTTAACTCTTTGGTTTCTTGGGCAATCAAATCTATGACTGCCCAAATATCCTCAACAGATTTAAAAGTTCTTTTTTCATAACCATTTTCTGTTTTTACAGGTAATTGTGCTTCGTATGGAAAATCACAATATCGACAGCCTCCACAGCCGTCAGACAATATAGTCAGTTCTACTTGGAGGCTTTCTTTTCCCCCACTAAAAAATAAGACTGCATTTCACCAAATATTTCAGTTCTATCCTCTAGTGTTAGTGTTTTTAGAAATTTATCAGACGTATCGCCATCAACTCCTATACGTATCCATTTTGTCATTGTAGAGTGCATCATTTTTACTCCTATAACCTCTTTCTCATCCGTATAATCATATTCCACAGCATCCAGCATTTCATCTCTTTCATCTATTGATACATCTTTTAACTTAATTTTCTTTCCAGATTTAAGTTTAAATTCCATTATTTATTTCCTTACTTTGTTTTTTTAGTTGTTTTTTTAGTTTTATCAAATTTAACATTAGGTTTATCGTGAGGTCTTCCTTTAATTTTGTCAGACACATCTGTCCAATGAGATGGAACTAAATCCACATCTTTGTCTGCAACTCTCCTAAGTTTATAATGATTTCTAACTTTATAATATTTCATTTAATCTCCTCACTAGTTTGTGCTTGTGTCACCAGTTGCTAATCTTAAAATATAATTAGTTCCTTGGTCTACAATTTTTGCTTCTATATCAACAGTTGCCACATCACCACTTCCAACAGAAGCACTAATTAATTTTGCCTGATGAAATATAATGCCTAGACCGTGGTCATTACTATCAGCAAAATCAACATCATTATTAAAGACAGCACTTCCTGTTGGTGTAGTACCTGCAAGAGTATGAGTAGCCATTGCTAATTGAATATATGAATTTTGATTAGCATCTCTATGAGCTTCTAATAGATTATCAGTTTCAGCATCATATTTAAGAGAAGCTGCAAATGTTATATTCATTTCAGGTAAAGCTCTACCTATTACTTCTGGCTCAGCATCACTACCTGAAGCTCCCATAAAAACTGCTGGAGCATCAAAAGTTAAACTTATACTGTTAAATACTGGAAAGTTTCTATAAAAACTACTACCACCAACATCTAACATATTTAAGTATTTTGTACTCATATCTGATAAAAACATTTGAGTACTAGGTATTGCAGTAAATTGTCCAGACACCATTGCAACTTCAGCTTTTGAAGGTTTGTATTGTGTTCTAAATGTAGCAGAATAATCAAATCTACCACTTGCAGTTCCCATATCACCTGTTATTTGAAAATTGGTACAAATACACCCAAATAATGTATAAGAGTCTGATGCTGTTGGAGCTTGAAAATAAAAAGTTAAAGTTTGATGATAATCTCCTGAATTAATAACATCACCATCTTTCATATTTGTTCCACCACTATAACCTGTGTTTATATCTACAACACCTAGAGAAGTATCTGCTTCTCCTGCTTCGTTACCTGTTACATTTTCTGCAAACATAGCACAGTTAATTTGGTCTAACCTTCCTGTAAGTGTAAACTCTGTTACTACACCTTTTGAACTTGAAAACATTTGTGAAAATTCAGCTACCCTACCAGTACCTGACCTCATTTCAAATTCTTGGTTAGGACTAAAAGTAGGTAGTGTAATACCTTCTACATCTATTTGTTTAAAATCAGCATCATCAGTATTAGGGTTTCCCACAGATGCATCTTCTGCAGCAAAAACCTTAAACTGTCTACCCGATATGGTTGTGCTGTTTATTGCGTTAAAATCAGTCATATCTCTATCCTTCCGACATAAGATTTATGCCATTAATTTAATAGTTATTTGTTAATTATCCAACATTTCCTACGTGATTGCATTGCCATTCCATTTCTACAGTATAAATACTATTTTCCGTTTCCGTATTTAGTTGAGTAGATTGTATTCTACAATTCAATGCTTTAGTATTGTCAGATAAAGTCATTATTATATTATCGTGAACTAACGCCTCAATTCTTGAGGTGTATCTTAGTATATGGTCCATTGTTTTAGTATTAACCATTTTTTCGTCAAAATAATATATTAATCTTATGTTATATTGCCTTTCTTCAGAGTTAGTTGTGTAACTAATTAATGAAGAAGATTCAGGCAAAATTCTTAAATATTGTGAGCCGTGCATTTTTTCATAACCAACACAAGTGGGTAAAGCTCCTTTAAATTCTGCTTCTATTTTATTTTCTAATTTATCTAAAATATTTTTAAATGTATTTTCAGGTGTTATAGCCATTAATATAGTCTTCCATATTTTCTAATTCTTGTCATTTTAACTGCTTTACCACTAGAAGCGTCAACATCTTCATATTTACCAAATACTTCTATTTCCCATTCATCAGGCGTTCCTGAAGCATTTGCCGTAGAACCTGAATCAGGATTCATATTTTCACCAGCAAATCTTATTTGTAAACCACTTGCTAAAGACTGGTAATCACCATTTATTATTTCATCAGTAACAACCTGTGTGCTTTTAAGTTTATCTCCATCTTTAACGTAAACACTATATTTTGCTGTTCCTATTCTTCCACCTGTAGTAATAATTACTTTAATTAAATCATAGCTACCAGTCCACTCCCCTCTTGTGTCTACAGGTCTAATTGAACCATCAGTATAAGACACATCTCTAATAACACCTTGAGATGAATCTCTTGTAACTTGAAAACTTAATGCAGCCTTACCTTCATTGATATTTTCAATATTCATCATAGCTTCTGCCATTAAAGCATTAGCTAGTTCACTATTAGGGTCGTGGCTTTTAATCATAAAATTAGCAGCTATTAAAGAAGTTGTTCTTATTATTAAATAATCAAAGTTACCACTTTTATCTTTAAATGCTTCTCTTGGCATATTAGGGTCTAGCATACTATCAAGGTATCTACTAGCATCAGTTCTGTATTGTG